GAGCTGGTGGCGGAACTGGTGGCGGAACTGGTGGCGGAACTGGTGGCGGCGGCACTGGAGGTGGTGGAAACGGCGGCGGTGGAAACGGCGGCGGTGGTGGAAACGGCGGCGGCGGTGGTGATGATCCGTATATCCCTGAAGAGGATGAGTACTTCCGTCGATACCCGTACGATCCAGAATTCGATTACGAACCCTCTGGTACAGGCGGTTGGTTCCCTGTTCGATACACGGCAGACCCCCTTTACCAATACGGGCAACCGAACCGTGAACCAGAACGCACGCCCCTTGGCCTGACTAGTTTACAACAGCCTTTTAATCCTCTTGGACAAAGATATAATCCAAGTCCTCAGTACAACATGGGAGGACAAGTTATGGATCCGAACATGTCTATGAACCACATGATGGGACAAGCAGGTGGTATACAAAGTCTCACTAATTTTCAAACAAACGTATCGCCTTTTCAACAGGCGTTCCGTCCTAACGTAAGGAGATACAACTAATGGTTATGCAACAAAGACCCGCAAGAATGCCGACTGGTCCTTCACCTGCTATGGGTGCAGGAATGCCTAACAAGATGGACCAGCTACGTATGGGAGCGGAGAGGTCTCTTCCTTCAATGCCCCCTCCTAGTCGGATGCCAGCAGGTCGAGGACCGACCCCTCCCGGCGGTGGCATCTCTGCGTTGATGGGGAGACCCTCTGCCCCCACCCCTCCTCCCATGGGCCGAGGTGCTCCATCGGCTCCTCGCGCCATGGGTAATGCTCCTATGGGTGGTGGAATGATGGAAGGTGGTGAAGAAGGTGGTGCGCCACAAGAGCAAGATCTTGTAGTAGGAATTGCACTTACCGCTAATGAAATCGCAGGAGGCTCTCCTCGTCGAGCAATCGCGATGTTAGATCAGGCGAAAGAGATTTTAATGCAAAACATGGGTGAAGAAGCAGCGCCCGAGGGCGGTGATCGTTTAGCTGAACTTCTTGGCTAGACGATCCAGTCTTTCCATTTTTCGTCTCCAAGCACCTCTTGAGCGAGATTTAGCTTGCTCCGGAGGGCCTTGACGATTTTTTCGTCTACGGTTCCCTTAGAAACTAGGTCAACATAAGTCACTTTGTTAGTTTGCCCGATGCGATGTGCGCGATCTTCCGACTGTAGTCTTTTTTCTAAGTCAAAACTGTTTGAGTAATAAACTACGTTCTGGCTTTGTGTCAGAGTGATTCCGTAACCGCCTGTCTGAGTATTGCCTACAAAGTATTGTAAGTCTGAGTTTGGATCTTGAAAACGTTTAATAACTTCTTCCCGTTCATCTTCAGGCGTGTCCCCGTAATAACTAGCCACGGACCTTGGCCCTGCGAGTCCTTCGATCGTACTTACAATTTCTTGTATGTTTTTGCGATAGTTTGCCCAGATAATAACCTTACCTTGCATCTCAGCAAGCACGTCAATTAGCTCGTCAATCCGGTTATTGTCTATGTCAATCTCTTCCCCGGTATCAGTTTTAACGAACCCACAAGTAATCTGATGAAGCCTTAGAATCTGTGTCAAGATGTTGTTAACAGAAACTGAGTCCATATCTTCTAACAGTAAAATGGCGTTCTCTTTTATCTGTTCATAGTATTGTTTTTGCATCTTAGTCATTTCGACTTCGCGACGCTGATAAACTTTACTTGGTAAATCTAAGCAGTCTTTCTTTAGAACGCGATAGGAGAACTTATCAACGCGCTTATTTAGTTCCTCTAAGTTTCGATAACCCACCACCTGTCGAAAAGACCGAGCGCCGAAAGACCGTTTTACCACCTGACCAAAATAATTCTGGAAAGAGTAGAAGGAAGAAAAGCCTAAGAGCGAAGGGCTAAGAACCTCGGCCTGACTGTACAGGTCAAGAGGAGACTGTGTAATAGGGAACCCAGTGAGGATTCTGCGAAACGTAGCGAGCTTGGATAACTTAACAAGGCTCTTGGTCCTTGCAGCTTTCGGATTCTTAATCGTTGTTGATTCGTCAACAGCTAAGAGAGTGCTATGGAACGTAAGGAATTTTTCTGCGAACGCTACACCTTTCTTCGTACTGAAGGCTTCAACGTTCATTACAAGAACTTTCAACTCCTCAGTTACGTCGAACAGAGAAACAAGTGCGTCTTTGTCTTTCTTTTTCGGTGAAGCAGACCAGACCCCTACCCGATAGTTAATAGATATCGGGAGATGTTCTGGTATCTCACGCTCCGACCAGTTACGGTACACACCTTTAGGCGCGATGATTAACGCAGAGTCAATAGCCCCTTTACTGTATAGGATGGCTAGATTATCTATCAGAACTTTAGATTTTCCTGTGCCCATCTCCATGAAGTAGGCGTACTCAGGTTTACTCCATGAACGTACTAAAGCCTCTTTCTGATGTGCATACGGTGTCGTCTTGAACTCATATTTCATAGTTGGTCCTTTCTAATTTCTGCCACATAGTATATCTATATCTAATATAAAAAGAATGATCTTTAAAAGTTTTCTCGTGGCCTTCTCTAAAATCTAATAACTTTAATAGATTCTATTAGTTTTCAGAAAAGCATTTTCCTTTTAGTTAAAAGGAGTTAGAGTAATTCTATTAGAAGTATTAGTCTATTAGACGTTTTTGCAAAATTTTTCAAGAAAGAAAATTTTTTCTGAGAAGATAATACTAATAATATCGGAGGTGTTATGGAGTACCTCGCTTTTGGCATGAGCTATTGGGTTTATATAAATTTTGGGATAGGACCAGCAGCATTGTTTTTTATTGGCGCATTAGCGGTCGCACACCATATCCATAAAAAAGTTCTTTACTAGGAAAACGATCTCGGCTAATTTTAATCCCCCGTATAAAGGAGAAAGATATGACTGTGTACGTGGTACAGGAAGTCGAAGGACGTAACTTCCTGTCAGCCGGGAGATATGGTGATCTCAAGGTTGTGCTTCCACCTAAAACTAACTTGATGATTACCACGGCTCCGACCGTGAGAGCTGTCAAGCGAGTTTTATCTGATTTCAATGACGATGATTACTTATTACTCATGGGTGATCCAGCGTCTATTGGACTATGCTGCGCCGTAGCTGCGCAAGCTAATCAGGGTAGATTCAAGGTGCTCAAGTGGGACCGCCAAGAGCGGAACTACTACGATGTGTCAATCAACCTACATGCGAAAGCCGACCTAGATAATTTAGGAGATGTACATGTCTGACAAAGAACTAACGTTCGAAGAGTTGACAGGAAGCGGCTCAGTTGAGGAGTGGGAAGAAGATATTTCTGATGACGAACTTTCTAACGTGTCGAAAGCGGCACAAAAAGTTATCGATATTCAGACCGAAATATCAGCACTCGAAGCCGAGCTAAAAGCTAAGAAAGAAGAACTGAGAAACGTAGCAGAACAACAACTGCCTGAACTTATGCAGGGGTTAAATCTTGTTGAGTTTACGACAGCGTCTGGGTTCAAGATCTCAGTAGAAAATTTCTACAACGCCCATATCTCGCAAGCTAATCAGGAGAAAGCCTTCAACTGGTTACAAGAGAACGGGCACGGTGGTCTCATCAAAAATGAGGTTTCCGTCCTCTTTGGAAAAGGGCAAGACGAGGAAGCTAGATCGCTCGTCGAGTCACTAGAACAGAGAGGCGTATCGCCAAACGTAAAGCAAGGCGTACACCCACAAACGTTGAAAGCGTTTGTAAAAGAACAACTCACGCAAGGTCGGGATATTCCCGCCGAACCATTCGGGATCTACGTGGGTTCCCGCGCAAAAATAGAAAAGAGGTAGTAAACGATGGCTAGTAAAGAAGTCGCAAAAGCAAAGTCACACGAAGTTCTCGTGTTAGACGATGATCTTCTGGCAGGTGGTACAGGGCTAGAGGACACAGATTCAGCGGATTACGCAATACCGTTTATCCGTGTGATTCAATCGAATTCTCCGCAGCTGAAAAAGAGCGACGGTAAATATATCGAAGGCGCTACTCAGGGGATGATGTTCAATACTGTAACCAATGAGATCTACGATGGTGACGAAGGTATTCTCGTAATTCCTTGCGCCTACACTAAGAAGTATATCGAGTGGGTTCCTAGAACTGCCGGTGGCGGTATCGTAAATTCAGACCACTCTGCAGACATACTGAAACAGTGTACGCAGGACGATCGTAAAAAGTACGTCCTCGACAATGGCAACGAAGTTCAAGAAACCGCGCAATATTTTGCAATGATCGTGAACAACGAGGAAGAGCCACAGGAAGCGTTACTCAGCTATACCTCGACGCAGCTCAACTTCTCGAGACGTTGGAACTCTATGCTACGAACTTCGCGGGTGAAAAACTCAGCTGGCGACATGGTCCCTGCTCCGATGTTCGCAAACATCTATCGTATTCGTACGGTCGAGCAGTCTAACGATTTAGGTAGCTGGTACGGATTCAGTGTAGAGAAAGAGAAACCCACCCCGATGGAACTAGCGAAGTTAGCTAGGGACTTCATGGCCGCAGCTAGATCAGGTCAGGTTGAGGTCAAACAGGAGGCAGCTGCAGATGATGTGGTTGCAGATGGGGATGAAATACCGTTTTAAGGATGAAGTATGTCGTTACAAGAAGAGTATGCCCAAAAGTTTGCTGGGCTACGACATGCTTATAGCGTATTCACCCCGAACACTGAAACTAGAGAAGATGGAAAGGCTAAAGGAAAAGTCGTAACCATCTCCAAGACGCTTACCAAGGAACAATTCATTGAGCTTTGGAAAGATCATCTGGAAGGTAAAACTAGTATTGGTGTCGTCGCGATTGACGAAACAAACTCTTGTGTCTGGGGGGCCATCGACATCGATGAGTACCCCCTAGATCTCAAGGGGCTGGCGAAGAAGATTAAGAAGCAAAAACTTCCGCTAGTTGTCTGCAGATCAAAGAGTGGTGGAGCGCACGTCTTTTTGTTTACATTCGACCCTGTTCCGGCAGCGTTGATGCAAAAGAAATTAAGACAGGTCGCAGCTTGCTTAGGATTTGGAAACGCGGAGATATTTCCGAAACAAACTAAACTACTTTTAGAAAGAGGAGATCGAGGAAGTACATTGAATATGCCGTATTTCGGTGGGGAGGATTCCACACGATACGGTTTCGGACCAACAGGTAAAACATTCACTCCGAAAGAGTTTCTTGAGTACATAGATACGATAACGCTTACGGAACAAGAACTAGAAGATCTCGATACAGCACCGGACATAAAAGACCTAGACTGGATCGAGCATGCACCACCTTGCTTAGAGCACCTAATCGCTCAAGGTTTTCCGAAAGGAATGCGTAACTCAGGTTTATTCAACTTAGGTGTGTTCCTACGTAAGAAATACCCTGACGACTGGGAGAATAGGATCGAGGAGGTAAACCGTCAGCACATGACACCACCGCTAGGTGCGCAAGAAGTGTTGACAATCTCAAAACAAGTACAGCGCAAAGATTACTTCTATCGCTGTAACGACCAGCCTATCGCTGGACACTGTAACAGTCCACTTTGTCGTACAAAGAAGTATGGTATCGGCACAAACGGTGGCACTCCTCAGTTTAGCAACCTCACTAAACAAAATAGTGATCCCCCTATCTGGTTCCTCGATGTCGAGGGAGGACGGTTAGAACTCGAAACTGACGAGCTTCTGAATCAGAATAAGTTTCAGCGTAAATGTATGGATCGACTAAACACCATACCGCCCAAAGTGCGAGATAACATATGGCGACAGGTGATCCAGCAGTTACTCGACAATCTGACTGTGATCGAAGTGCCTCGTGATGCTTCGACTGAAGGTCATTTCGGAGAGTTACTTGAAACATTCTGCACCGAACGTCCAGCACGAGAGCGAGACGAGCTATTACTCGGTAAGCCTTGGACAGAAAAGTCTAGAACCTATTTCCGTTTAGCTGACTTAACGGACTTTCTACATCGTAAAAACTTTCGTGATTACCATCGCAGCAAGATAACTGCTCGGCTACGGGAGATGGGAGGAGAGGCGTACTTCTTCAACATAAAGGGAAAAGGTGTAAATGTCTGGCATATTCCCGAGTTTGAAGCTCAGACCGAAAGCCATGACTTACCTGAGTTTAACGAGAGTCCGATATGACTCTCACCTCACGAGCGCAGGTGATTCTTGGACCTCCGGGAACTGGAAAGACTAGCACCTTACTAGGGTTGTTAGAGGAGGAACTAGAGCGAGGAACCGAGCCTGAACGCATAGGATTTTTTACCTTTACGAAGCAAGCGGTAAAAGAAGGAAAGACTAGAGCGTTAGAACGGTTTGAGATAAGTCAGAAACAGCTGCCTTACTTTCGGACGTTGCACTCGCTCTGCTTTCTTCAGCTTGGTTTATCGAAAGACGCGGTCCTTGGTGCTTCTGATCTACGAGATCTAAACGACAAACTAAATATGCGGCTGTCTGGTTCTATCAACACTGACGACGGACACATTGCCTCTATCTCGCGAGACGACAAACTCTTGTTCATCGAGAACCTTTCTCGGATGCGGCAAGTTACGTTGCAAGAACAATGGCAGGATGTTGACGAATCTGTAGGTTGGTTTGAGCTAGAGCGGTTTTCCCGTGGCCTAGAGCTGTTCAAGCGGGATCGCCTACTGCTAGATTACACAGACATGTTGCAGATGTTCTTGCGCCGTGGTCGTGCCCCTTCGCTCGATGTTATGTTCGTTGACGAAGCCCAAGACTTGTCTCCGTTACAGTGGGCCGTGGTTCGTAAGCTCTGTGAAAATGCTGAACGAATCTATATCGCAGGGGACGATGACCAAGCCATCTACCGATGGGCCGGGGCTGATGTTGATTACTTGATTCGTAACTCGAAAAATGCGATGGTGTTACAACAGTCCTATCGCATACCGTCTAGTGTTCACGATATCGCAACACGTTGTATCGGACAGGTTCGTTCGCGTGTGTCGAAGAAGTGGGCACCACGCAAAGAGCAGGGTATGGTGCGATGGGAATCCTCGTACGAAGCGATAGATATGCGCGAGGGAGATTGGTTAGTTCTTTCACGAACTAATTATCTGTTAGAGGGGATCGAGGAGCATTGCCGATCAGAAGGCTGGTTCTTTAAGAATAAGAATCGTGCGAGTATTTCTGAGAAAAAGGTTAAAGGTGTGCGAGATTGGGAACAGCTGCGCAGCGGACGCTCTATTCTCGTGACGGAAGCTATCAATCTTTTACCTTATCTAAAACTTAGCGTACCTCTCTCCCTCCGTAATATCGACTTTGACACTTTCATCACGTTCGAAGAGCTTAGGAACCACGTTCCCTCTCTCAAGAATGAACTTTGGTACGATGTATTCGATGGTTTGTCAGTGAAGGAGCGTAGTTACATTCGTGCGATGCTTCGACGCGGCGAAAAGATAACAAAAGAGCCACGGATTAGACTCTCTACGATTCATGCAGCTAAGGGAGGGGAGGCAACAAACGTTGTTCTGATGACAGATTTGTCTACACGAGTCTACAACTCGTTCCAGAAAAACCCTGACGACGAATCACGAGTGTTTTATGTTGGCCTGACGAGGGCGAAAGAAAACTTATTTTTAATTGAACCTAGGACTGCTAAATACTTTCCAGTATAAACTCCTTTACTTTGGAGTTAGTCTTAAAGTAAAATTTTTATCCGTAATAAAGGAGAAAGATATGGCATCTATAAGAAAGAAGCTGACCGTAAACGAGAACGACAGTAAAAATACCCGCATGGATATCGCTAGTGCTGGTGTTCTAGGAAACTGGCGTCCTGATGAGCTGACTCATATCAGTCGGTTTGACAAGATCTCTTCACTTTGCATCGAAGAAAGCAACGAGCTAGGCAGACCTGTCGATGTTCTCGAGATTGGCTGTGGCGAGCTGTGGGTGTTGCGTAATCTGTATAAAGCCTACACGGTGAAGAAGTCAGACGTTATCGCAAGCTACCACGGTTTCGATATCGACCCTGCTGTAACACAAGAACTACCGTGGTGGTCCAATGGCGGAGGAGAAATTAGCGAGTCGCAATGGCTCAAGAATTTTAACGCTAGGATCACGGTCCAAGATCTGACAGTCAACCCTAAGTTAGACGAGCCTGATGAGTCGAAAGATTTCTGCTGGTCCACTGAGGTCATCGAGCATATGAAACCTGAGTTCGTTCCTCCATGGCTCGACGAGTTAGATCGAATCACCAAACCGGGAGGTCTGATCTACATTACAACTCCGAACCATGACGGGTCTAACGACAAGTTACCCGAGGACCATGTGTATGAGTGGGGTTTCGAGGAACTAAAGAACGAGTTAGAGAAACGTTGGGAGCTACAGTCTGTTGTCGGGACTTTTATTCAGATCCCTAAGCTAAGGAAAGCGATGCGCGAAGGTAACGGCTGGACTAGCGAGCAGTTCGAGATGTTGCAGAACAGGTACGGGCGACAGTTTCTGAGAATGGTTGCAGCAGTTTTCTACCCTGAAGTATCGAACAACTGCGCTTGGATTCTAAGGAAGATATGAAGTTTGCAAAAGCACAAAAGGGGGAGTGTGTAGTTTGTACAATAAAGATTCCAAAGATGTTAGATAGTTACAGCCCTGAGCCAGTGCTACCTGATACTGAAGGGAAGTGTTGTAAAGATTGCTACATTTCATTCATTCTACCGGCTAGACAAATAAGAAGCAGATATGGCGTTCTTGCAAGATGGTGTTGATACATACCTCTACTGGATAGAGGAACGTGAGTCGATACGAAGAAAGAAAGAAGAACTAAAACTAGAACCACCATGGACTGATGATAAAATCCTGCAAGAGTTCAAGTTTTGTCAAGTATTCCGCGAGGATGATCGTACGTCACGATGGTTTCGGGAGCACATCAGAGCACCCCTCCGCGACCGACCCGAAGTCGTCATGGCTACGATCATCTTCCGGTTTTTTAATCTAATCGAGACAGGTAGAACCCTGCTCGCTAACGACTTGATTCTAAACTGGGATCGTGAACGAGCTATCCAGGAAGTCAAGAAGCAACCGAAGTGGGTCACTGGTGCTTATATCGTCAAGACTCCTAACCGTATGGATAAAGTCACGGGTGTTGCTGAATGTGTCTCACATATTTGGGCGGATCGTAAAAATTTAGTTGCTGCGCTCCGAGGAATGAGTAGGTTGCAAGAGGCTTGGAACTACTTACTTCGCTATCCCTACATTGGACCGTTCGTTGCTTATGAGATCGTTACTGATCTTCGACACACATGTATCTTTGACTGTGCTGACGATATCTTGACATGGGCGAACGCAGGACCGGGAGCCATGCGCGGCCTCAATCGACTCACGGGCCGTGACTTGAATTTTTCTAGGCGCACACACGATTGGAACGGTGAGATGCAGGAGCTGTTCTCAATCTGTAACGATCGCCTTGATATGAGTAAGTTCCAGTGGGACTTTGAAATGCGAGAGATAGAAGGAGGACTCTGCGAGTTCGACAAATACTCTCGAATCAAAAATGGAGAGGGGCGTACACGCTCAGTGTATAACTACAAGGAGCGGCATAAACCCCTAGTTGAAGACGCATAGAAAGGAGAGCGGTATGGGAAAACTTAAAGAACATTGCCTGAGTGTTCTCGAGGACCGAGGTGATGAAGTTCTTGAGCACTACGACAGGTTTCTAATCTTCGCTTGGAAGAACCGAGAGATGCCTAGCGGATATCAAAACGCCATCAACTATATCTGTAAGCGTACAGGTCTTGGTGCGATGGAAGTGAATTACATATTAGAGCAGAGGATAGATAGTCTATATGAAGGTTATTAGAGCAGAGAATGTAAACCATGCGTACTATCGCGGACTTGATTTGTTTCAAGTACCTGTCAATTACCGCAGACAAGAAAGCCGAAACGGTGTTACGCTAGAGTGTAACGAACCAGTTACCACCGTCTATAGCAAACCTTGGCAGCGTGTTCTGTTTGATAAGACGCGAGACGCCAACCCTTTCTTTCACTTGGTTGAAGCAATCTGGATGATCGCTGGGCGTCGAGATCTAAAGACAATCATTCCGTTTAACTCAGGTATGAGTAATTTTTCTGACGATCACGAGACCCTGAACGGGGCTTATGGTTATCGATGGCTTCTACACTTTGGCTACGACCAGATAGAAACGTGTGTGCAAATGTTGAAACACGAGCCTGACTCACGGCGCGTTGTCCTGCAGATGTGGGACGCGGTCCATGATCTCGACAGCCCTAGTAAAGACATTCCTTGTAACACCAATATCTTCTTCAAGATTCGAGAAGGAAAGTTAAACATGATGGTCTGTAATCGCTCCAACGACATGATCTGGGGAGCTTACGGTGCAAATGCAGTCCATATGTCGATACTTCAGGAGTATGTCGCAGCTGCAGTAGGTGCTGAGATCGGCGAGTATCGGCAAGTTAGTGATAGCTTTCACGTCTATGAGAACGAACTTTGGAACCGTGTAAAAAGCACAGAGTCTCCTCTAGCGCCCTTGGCAGGAATGACTTTGATTCCTCCGTACCCCGACACCATGCCTGTGGTTGAAGACGCTCCCGTATTTTGTCTTGAGTGTGAGACGTTTATAGAAAGACTTGATCAGTTCAACTGGAATAAGCCTGAAGATGCAGACCGTTTATTCTCTTCACGATACATGAACTCATTTTTATCTAAAGTTTTGCAGCCGATGGTTAAAGCATTTATAGCCCATAAGCAGGAAAGAAATTATGTCAAAGCCGAGCACTATCTTGGAGAGATTGAAGCAGAAGATTGGGAAATCGCCTCAAGAAACTGGATCGAAAAGCGAAGAGCCAACTACGAGAAGAAGCATGGATAAGAAATGGGAACAGATGCGAGACATCGCACAGCAAGACTTACTGCAGCTCATCGAAGCTGAGAAATCGTACGGCGATTCGTGGCGCAGACGAGGAGGAACAGGAGCCTTCATGATGTTAGCTCGTAAGTTTGACCGTATCGAGCAACAGTCTAAGACGGTTGGGTGGGACGTGTTCGAGGCTGCTCAGAAGTACAGCGGCGAGGAGGGCGTTCTTGACGATATTGGAGACTTACGACGATACTTACTTTTAGTTGACCACTACATTCGCTTCGGAGGAGAGGAACCTAAAGCGTTGGAGTGGAAAGAGGATGAGTAAGCAGCTACCCCTAATCACACCAGAAAGCGACTGGATACCTCCTGAAGTTCTACCTCGATTCGATGGTCATGAAACGTTGGCTATCGACCTTGAGACTTACGATCCTAATCTACTGAACCGTGGTCCGGGTTGGGCAACAGGCGATGGACATATTGTCGGTATCGCTATCGCCTCAGATTCTTGGTCCGGTTATCTACCGATACGTCACGGTGGAGGAGGCAATCTCGACGAGGACATTGTTCTACGTTGGGCGAAGCGCACTCTATCGAACCATAAAGGCAAGATTATTTTTCATAACGCACTCTACGATGCAGGCTGGTTGCGTCGAGAGGGTATTGATCTATCCGGTCCTATGTTTGACACGATGTTTGCTGCTCCGCTTCTCGATGAGAATCGATTCTCTTACTCGTTAAATAATCTCGGACGAGACTACTGCGACGAACAAAAAGACGAGAGTCTACTTGAGGAAGCTGCGAAAGCGTGGGGAGTAAACCCTAAGTCTGGAATGCATGAACTTCCCTCGCGGTACGTTGGTCCCTACGCCGAGCAAGATGCAGTTCTCACACTAAAACTGTGGGATCAGCTCGACACTCGGATACAAGAAAATGGTCTCACAAAAATATTCCAGATGGAATGTGACTTAATTCCTTTACTTCTGGAGATGCGATGGCGAGGTGTTCGCATCGACACAGACAGAGCTGAGCAAGTCTGTGAAGAGCTGTCGATGCGTGAGCAGCAGCTCATGGTTGAGTTCCGCAGAAAGTTTGGAACTACTGTAGAAATCTGGGCTAACGCCTCGATTGAAAAGGCATTTAGACAGAATAGTTTGTGGTATCCGAAGACCGCAAAAGGTATGGCCAGCTTCCAAGCACCGTGGCTTGAGGCCCATGAACACGAGCTGCCGAAGATGATTGTACAGCTTCGCAAGCTCAACAAAGCACGGACAACTTTTATCGAAAAGATGGTTCTTGGTCACGTAGTTGACGGTCGTATTCATGCTGAAGCCCACCCGCTGCGCAACGACGGTGGTGGCACAGTTAGTGGCAGATTCAGTTACACAAACCCGAACCTACAACAAGTTCCTGCACGAGACCCAGAGTTAGGCAAGATGATCCGCTCGCTCTTTCTTCCCGAAGAGGGGGCCGAGTGGGGCGTTTTCGACTACTCGCAACAAGAACCGAGGCTCACGGTCCACTACGCCCATCAGCTCGGTTTAAACGGCGCTGCGGACGCCGTACGAGCTTATTCGGAGGAAGGCGCAGACTTTCATCAGATCGTAGCGGACATGGCTGGCATCCCTCGTAAGCAGGCTAAGAATATAAACCTCGGGCTGACTTACGGAATGGGTCGCAATAAATTGATTAACGAGCTAGGGCTAGAGGAAGCTGAGGCAGTCGCTCTACTAGAAACTTATCATCAACGAGTTCCTTTCGTTCGAGCGTTACAAGCACAGTGCACCCGAATCGCAAACGAGCGAGGATACATCACGACTCTTGGAGGGCGGCAGTGTCGCTTCGACTTGTGGGAAGCAAACACAGGCGATTCAACTCCTTTACGAGAACCAGAGGCTCGTGAAAAATATGGCGATGGAATACGACGTTCCTACACCTACAAAGCCTTGAATAGATTAATTCAAGGGTCAGCTGCTGATATGACTAAACTAGCGATGCTCGCTCTATGGAAAGAAGGCTATGTTCCGCACATTCAGATCCATGACGAGCTGGACTACTCGGTCTTCAGTGATAAAGATAAAGAAACGATAATCCATGAAATGTCAAGTTGTGTTGATTTATCAGTTCCTCTGATTGTTGATGCAGAACTTGGACAAACTTGGGGAGAGGCAGAAGAATGAAAGGTATAACTGAAGAGCAACAAAAAGAACTTACCGAGCGGTATGCAAAAATGTATCACCTCTACACTAACACTGACTCTACTCTACAAGAAATCGGAGACATGTTCGGTGTGAGTCGGCAACGAGTCTTTCAGGTTGTTCAGCGATGCAAACTCGGTCAGGGTGATTACTATGGTGGAGGAAAAATAGCTCGCCTAAAATGGAAAGAGATCAGTGAAAACACTAACTCTACCGCTCAAACTTGGACAATCTATCAAGACTGGCTGAAGAAGTTCAAAATTAAGATCGCAAACAACAATAGAAATTTTGCATTTTACCGAGGGGTAAAAAATGCCGAAAGAGAGTCTACTGTGGAAACAACTCAGGGATAGCACTCAGGGAAAGATTCATTGGCAAAGAATCGAATCAGGAATCACGGCGTCAGGAATTCCAGACTTAAATGGTTGTTCGCAAGGCAAAGAAGTCTGGATCGAGCTGAAGGTAGTGAAAGGCAATCAGATCGGACTACGACCGATGCAAAAGGCTTGGCTCTACAAACGAGCAGAGGCAGGAGGGAACTGTTTCGTGCTTGCGAAGAAAGACAAGACGATCAAGCTCTACAGCATAGCAGCGGATATAGAACAGATCGAAAACCTAACATGGAAGAGTGATGCTGATTTTACGACTGACGCGCCATTTAATTGGGCCGGGGTCGTGGCCGCTCTTGGCTTGTAAACTACTCCTTTACTTTCGCTTTAGTCGCGGCTAAAGTACGTAATAGGTAGCGTGACAGCGTTACCAAAACCTAGAAAGTAGAAACTAAAGGAGACCATTATGGTTGCAGCAGTAGAAACAATGGCGTGGACCGGAGAGGTTCCTTGGCACCGCGAAGGTGTAAAGGTAGACCCCAACCTCACGCCACAAGAAATGATGATTGCGGCAGGACTTGATTGGACCGTGAGCAAGCGTCCCGGTTATACAATCACGACTCCGGAGTACGGCGCAGACGGTATGCAGCTTATGCAAACGCCTAGTAGCTTCTTTATCGTACGCGATACCGATAACTCCATCTTGTCCCATTGCGGTCCTAACTATGTCCCAGTGCAGAACGAGAAGATCTTCAAGTTCTTCAGCGACTTCACAACCGCTTCAGAGATGTCAATGGAAACAGCTGGCAGCTTGCGAGGTGGTAAAAGTATCTGGGCTTTAGCAAAACTGTCCGACACGTTTGAACTTCCCGGCGAAGACGTTGTCAACGGTTACTTGCTTCTACACCAGCCTCATGAAGCTGGTCATGCACTTACCGCGAGATATACAAAAATCCGTGTTGTGTGCAACAACACCCTTCAACTTGCGTTCGCGAGCGGCAAAGCTCACTTCAGCATGGCGCACATTAAAGAGTTCAACGACGAGGTAGCACAACAAGCTGCCGAAGCCCTTGGTCTCGCTAATGAGACAAGCACTATGTTCAAAGAGTCAGCTGAGTTTCTTGCGAAGAAGAAAGCTGATCACAGCAACGTTCTCGAGTTTATCGGAAGGCTATACCAGCCTGACGTTATCGAAGAGCGCCTCAAGAATGCAGAACTACGCGAGAAAGGTGAGAAGATCGGTATTGAGCCGCCCCTCATGGACGACTTTAACCGCATCACCCGCAACGTAGTTCAAGCCCTTGACGAAGCTCCCGGTGCAATGTTGCAGTCAGCCCGAGGAACGTGGTGGGGTGCTTTGAACGCTGTTACGTACGTCGAAGACCATATGCGCAGCGGCGAGAACAAAGTGTACAACGCTTTGCTCGGTCCGGGTTCCAAGCGAAAGGAACGCGCATACAACATGGCGCTTGAATACGCAGAGGCGGCATAGTATGGGTGAAGTAAAAAAGCTACATAACTGTATCATCATCGATGCAAACTTTGCGAGCGAACTGTGGGCGACCCTGCTAGAGAAGCAGGGATCGCTCCCCGCAGAGCAACTCGCAGCAAACTTGTCGTTAAAAATGTACGACCAAGACTGCGGTTTTTCCGACGAGGTATTGAACTCTATCGAGGGTACACAGTCCTACGACGAGATCATCCGCGAGTGGGCAAGCCCTGTCTTAGAAAGAATGAAAGAGATGGAGGAAGCTAATGGATGATTGGAGTGATATCAAGCTCGATAAGAATGTACCGTTACCAACGGACGTTCGGAACGTAGCTAAATACCCTTGGGATAAGTTTGATGTGGGTAACAGCTACTTTTTCTCAGTCGAGGAGGGAGAAGACACTGCCAAGCGATTGAAGAATCGTCTTGACCAGTCTACTCGAACATTCGCCAAGAAGCAGGAACCAGAGTGGAAGTTCACTTTGCGTGTGCGACTAGAGAATGAAGAGAGTGGCGTCAGAGTCTGGCGCGTCGCCTAAGTGCTTTACTTTCACTTTAGTGTCTAGTAAAGTAGTTTGTACTGCTAAGAAATTAGTAGAAAGTAGAACTCAGAAAGAAGGAAACGATTATGGCTACAGCCAAAACGAAAGCAGCGCCGACTGCTAAAAAAGCGGCACCACGCAAGAGCGTGACGAAGTCAGTTTCTAAAATAAAAACTGCACCCGTTACAGCTCTTGAAATCCCTGCACCGATAGCGAAGACTCGCAAGCGTACAGCTCACAAATTTTCGTACACCGGAAAATTGGCAGCGGACACAAGGCCACAAACCCCACAGTTTGTAGCTCTGATCCACGCTATGCAGGACATCGAGGATCCGACTTTCGATTCGAAAGATTTTGATCTGCATACGCTAGTCAACCTAGCTGTGAAAGAAGGTATCTTGGAAATGAAGCACACCAAGAAGCCAGAACAGCAAAAGACTCGAATCGTGAACTACTATCGTCAGCGATTAGTTGACGAGGGTTATGTCACTCGATGCAACTAGGACCGGGGGCCATATGGCCCCTTTTTCTTTGGAGAAAGATATGAACCTTGAAAAAGTAAGACAAGAGCTTTGGGAAAAAGCCTCAAAAAACCGTGGAAACACGAAGTACGACCAACTCCTAGATTTTATGCGAACCTTGGAGGTCGGCGATTCGTTCTTCTTAAATCTTGAAGACTTTATTGAAGCTAGTGGTGGTCGCGTCGAAGGTAAGACAGAGCAACAATATTATCATCGACTAGTTGCCACGGTGAAGAGACTCGCAAAAGGATTAGATTACAAAATCCAAATGCGCATGAACCGAAAGGATAAAGGTGAACCTGCTGGATACTGGACTTTTCGCGTTTAGTCTTAGGCGTCGGGGTACTCCTTTACTTTCGGGGTACTCCGCGCCTATACTTTAATTATTACGCGCTACGAGAAAGGAGAAAGCATGATTATTCACGGATCCATTACCCACGATTATTCAGGTCGCAAACGTAAGACCGTTGCAACACGTACGCGAAAACGTACGTCTCGATTCGTGGACCTTGAGCCTTCTCTCCCTGCAGCCTACCGACCCAACGAATACCCTTCGTGCACGACTAGCCCTAAGAAAGTCGAGCCGACTGACCAATCCTACCGACAAGAGATCAGTTCCAAGTACACTGTCGCTATACCCTACAACAAGGGTGCGTACCAAGTGATCTCACCAGACAACATCGAGGATATAGGTAAATGAAATTCCAACTAGACATCTACGCACAAATGGAAAACGACGACGATCAAGTTGAACTGATCGGCGGCTGGACCTACGAGACTGACTCACCCAGCGTAGAGAAAAAACTTGAATGGCTGCGCAATATCATGCAGCAGCTTGAAGACACCATACGCGAGCATGAAGGGGATGACGATGCCGTATTACATTCAAAACATTAACCAGCGAGGACCGTATCACTTGACCCGCGTTGTCAAGCGATTACGCGATTTCCAAGGGACCGAGGGCGAGATGTATTCTGTCGCCCGAAGAAAAGAACGACGAGTTCACGATGCTGTGCCAATCTACAAATTCGAAGATGGCAAACTAATAAAACAGTCAGCGCACCTTGTTTGGCTGGAGCTTTCATCATGAATCTATTCTTCACCGATCGAAACGAAATCACCTGTGTTGAAAACCAGTGCGATCAACACGCAGTCAAGATGCCGCTCGAAAGCGCCCAAATGCTTTGCACGGCGCAGCGACGCTACGGTAACGAGGACGAAGAGTTGTATCGAACTGCGTACCAAAAACACCCTATGACGATCTGGGTTGGCGATTCTACACAACACTACGCATGGGCCTACAAACACTGGCTCGCGCTGCTCGAAGAATACACGTACAGATACGACCGCGAGCACAAGAGTTCTCGACTGATTAAAGCCTTAGAGCAGTTCCCTGACGAAATGCCTAACAACGGCTGGGTCGACCCGCCGCAGTGTATGCCCGATGAGTTCAAGGGTGACGATTGCGTTGAAGCGTATCGTCGTTACTACATTCACAAAGCTGAAACTCAGTTCGATATGCGGTGGACAAATCGTCGTGTGCCTTCGTGGTTGCGGTCCAACAACCTAGAATTCCTGGACGTCTACGAAGATGCAAGGCTCACGCCTAGTGCTTTACTTTCAGTTTAGTGGGTAGTAAAGTATATAAATACGGTACTACGAGAAAGGAGAAAGTATGGAAAACGAGTTTATGCACGACCTTGAACTTATCGGTCGTTTAGAGTTTGTTGAAGGTTCCGACGTTGGCGTTACGGCGAAGTATCCTAACGGTCACGGTTTTATTAAAATTGTTGACGACCACGTCTGGTTCTACGAATATAATTCTGAAGGTAAGCCCCTTTGCACTAAGTGCTACTTTCTAAAAGAAAGCGAGGTGTTCCAAAAATGCTAAGAATTATCGAACTTCCCCGATCCGAGAATCCCGAGTTTCAAGAAGAAGGTATTGAACTACCTGTCGAATATCACTTCCACCCCGGCGACCCCGACACAGGGTACGCCGACAGCTACGAGATCATCACGCCGCTGCCCGACTACCAGCATGACGCGGCCCTTGACCATTTATACAAAATTGACGCAGCGCAGCTAGATCGTGACGAATACGAACTAGACCGCGTTGAATGGAGCGACCATTTTGGACGATATATCAAAAATTAGGGAGTTGCTCGATTTGCTCGAAAGCGACTTTACCGAAGAAGAATTGACCAGCTTTGTGTCTGAAGTTCATTTGTTGAACCTTCGCATTGAGCTGCTCGATTGGCGCACGGCCCTTGAAACTGAGGCCCATGAGCCACCCATGAAGCAAACTAACCTTAAATTTGAGAAAGGAGAAAGTAATGAACCGTGAACAGTTCACTTCGAGATACATAGAGGGCTATCTAGGCAATAGCACCGGCAACTCTGACACTACAGCGTTACAGTTGCCGAACGATGTACGTTGGGCGATATCCGGTCTGATGGAAAAAGCCTACAACTACCTGACGACGATCGATCCAGAAATGGAAGATGTACGGTTACTTGAACAGTGGCCCGAGCTTTACACCCTCGCGCTGACGTTCGGTGACGTCAACCCGTTTGTCTCAGACCATCTGATGTATCAGAAGAATCTGCGAATCAGCCCCGCGATGCTGAAAGTCAATGATAAGCGTAGACGTGCGATTGCAGAGTATATGATCGACGAGTGCTACTGCGACGAGAAAGAGTTGAAGCGTTATCCGCTTACCCGAGCAGCCCTTGACGAACGTGCCGATGCCGAAGCCGCCGAGGAAGACGCTGAATTAGCGCAAGTCGCGTGGCGATAGTTTACCACTCTCTAGGGAGGTAGTTTCTGTTGACCGAGCAGCAGCGACCAGTGGTGTGTTCCCTAGAGGGTTCTCGATCACACACCGCTGGACTCGGACCCCGGACCTCAGCCGTTTACTCCATGAGCGGCTGGGGTCCATCCCTTCGATTAGAAAGAGAGAAAGATATGACTGAAGATTTTAGAGCGATAAATGAAGCGTTACAGGTTCGTATTGAAGAGCTGATTGAGCAGACAAAAACCTTGCGCGTACAGCGCGACATTGCACGATTAGAGCGTGACGTGCTTCGTAATAAAGTGCAGGAGGAAACAGCATGAAGCGTAGTTTTTTAGTAGCTGCAGGATCAGGGATCGATATCGGTGGCACCCACTTCCAAGGCCAGTTTTACTCGACGTGGGACAACCTGATTGAACGCCTCGGTTTACCGCATTGCGATGGCGATGGCTACAAGGTTGACGCGCAGTGGATCTTCCAAGAGGACGATGTCATTGCGACAGTCTACAACTGGAAGGACGGACCAAACTACAATAATGGTGAAGGTTCCGTTGAAGACGTGACTGATTGGCATATTGGCGGTCATGACGAACGCGCCGTTGAAATGATCACACGCAAAGTGCTTCCACCGCCTGAAGCGATTGACGACCTGTATATGAGCAGGATGGACTAGTGGAAGACTACTTCGAAGTCCTGACCAACCTGCGCAACGCAGGGACCATGAACATGTTCGGCGCACCGAAGTGGCTTCAAGAAACTTACGGCCTGATC